TTATCTCGCAGAACTTTGGTTAATCACTGTGACATTATTATGCACATTAACAACCGTCACATTAATCAAAGGGTTCACTAAAAGGTTGCCCTTATCGCCTTGCCCTTGAAACGCTCCAGATACAGACAATAGCAACGTGATTAGCGTTGCCGGCAATCCGATCTTTTTCCTGCTCGAAGTTTTTACTTTTTTTGGCATATTAACCTCCTGGTTAAAGGAGGCTGTATCTCAAAAGATAGCGTTAGGGGCCGCAAAAATACTTAAGAGCGACCAAAGGATCAACTTGCAGTCTCACAGCCTCGATAAGAAGCCACAATCCTAAAAATTAGAACCCCACCAAACCGTGCCACCGGCGAGCGGCCTATTGAAATCTATGGCGCTGCCTAAATTATAGGCAATAACCTTACTGCTAACCGTTTCTTGTACGTCAAACAGATAGTTATGGAATGCCAGTAACAAATGTGCCCGTCAAACCACTCTACCATTCGGCGTCAAAAGCCTAAACAGGCTTTAGTCTAGTCGGAACTTACCCGACAAGGAATTTCGCTACCTAGGACCGTCTACGGTTTAACAAACGAGATCAATAACATCTAATGTTGTGAAACATACTAGGCAAGTTACCTTTAGCGCGTGCATTATAGGATCTTTCCCCTCAGTTCGTCCAAAGTCTTTTAAAGCATAATTTTGATTTTGCGGTGCTCATTCTCAAAGCCTATCAATGTGATGGGTTGACGTATCCTTAAGTGTGTTCGAAAATACATCTGATCAACTTGCAGTCTCACAGCTTTTTATCAATGGGAGCCAAACCATTTGTGAAACGGTTGTGATAAGGAAACTGGCAGCCAAGCTAGTTCCCCTGAAAAAAACCCCATCACATGATGGGGTTTTTTTCAGGCTCGATAAATTTGAATTCGACAATAGAGTGCTTACAGCCATAACAGATGCTGGCCTGTTGTTGACGGGTGTGCCGGTGCGGGATTTACGTTGCCGGGAGTTACAATCAACCTCTCTACCGACTCCATTGTCACAAACGTACAACTACAATTTATGTTGGTGCATTGGTGATAACGTTCTTTAGTATTCTCACTAAGATAGCGACTTGTGCGTGCATGCGCAGCATGCTGGCATTTCGGACAATGGAACATAAAACGCCCCCAATTCACAAATGGTGAATTAATCATACTAACTTATTCACTACTTGAGAATAAATTTATTCTTCCTCATCCTCAGCATCGTACTCAACATCAGAAATTTTAACCTCAAGCTCTAAGCCCGTCGTGAAGCCACTCCCGTTAAGGTTGTGCACCACACGGCTGATTATCCATGCCTGCTCGTCTATCACGCGCTTAAAGCCTTTCACGGCCACCGGCGTTTCAGGAAATAAATCAGCCCGGCCAGTGGCAAGCGTAATGGAAAATTCCGCCACGCCTCGCTGTATCTTGTCCCACTTTGCCTGAGCCGCGCGCATGGCCTGCGCCTTTGTTGCATAGATGGTCGTGAGCTCAAGAACATTGTCAGACTCTCCGGCCATATACTCACCTTCCCGCGCTTCCTGCGCCTTTTTCTCTCTGGCCTTTGTCGATGTTTTAGCGGCTTTCGGGTGCTGCAGCGCGCGCAGATGCTGCTCTTTGGGTTTACGTTTGAGCTTTACCTTTTGCTTTTGTGGTTTCGGGTCTTTGGTGTGTAGCCATTTCGCCGTCACGCCGGTGTAAGCCTCCCGGTCTGCAATGGCGAACTGATGGCGGTCGCCGTCACCACGCTCAACGGTCATTTGTGGGATCGGCTTACCACTGGCCGTCATCGCACTACCGGCTTTCAGGAATAATAATTTTCCGGCTTTCACCGACACGGATGCACCGTTACGCTCAGCAAGTCGGGACAAAAACGCCGCGTCGGATTCCTGCGTCTGATCGATATGGGGAATGGCAATGGCTTTCAGGGCGTCAGCAACACTGGCCGTCAGCTTATTACGCTGCGCGATGGTCTCCACAATCACCCCGAGCGTGGTGTCGTGCCATGACTGCTCGCGCCGCGAGTTTAGCGAGCCGCGAAAATCGGCGCTACGTCCCCGGATGGTCAGTGTATCAGGCGCACCCCGGTGCTCGAGTTCATCGACCGTGAAACTCCCCTTGTTGATCAGTGCGGAGCCCTGCCAGCCCAGCCACAGCGTCAGTGATGCCCCGCGCGGCGGCAGCTCGACCAGCCCGTCGGTATCATCGAGCGCGATATCGAGCTGGTCAGCCTCGAATCCGCGATTGTCGGTCATGGTCAGACCGATAAGCCGGTCGCTGAAATTCTGCGTGATATCCTCCCCGTCCAGCGTGAGCATATACGCAGGGGCAACACGCGCCCCGGCCTGAATATTCATTCCCGTTATCATCCTGCCAGCCCTCCCGCCCATTCACCGGCAGACGTGACCAGATTATCCGCCTGCGTTTTCAGGTCGCCATACATGGCCGCTAGCGACTCGTCGACGCGTTTCAGGGACAGAGTGAACTCGATTTTTCTCGCTGCACCGTCGCTGAAAAGCTCGGTGTGGTTATGAGTCACTTTATCGATAACGTACATCCCGTGGATCATGCCGGTTCCGTCAATCAGTGGCCACGCACGCCCCTCGTCGGCCATCAGCTCAATCGCCTGCAACGACAGACGCCCGCCGGTGATTTCAGGGTAAAGCGTCCCCGACAGGGTGCGCGAGGTTTCCCCCTCCCCGAGAAACTGATAAGCCGGTCGTTTGCCGATACGGTCATTGGACACCCACCGGTAGTCCTTCGAATACTGCATCGACTGATGCGGCAGGGTGCGCCGTTCAAACACAAAAAAGCCCAGCACCATTAACATTTTGCCCCCTCTCTCAGTCGAGTCTCATGTTGGATCGCTGACGCGCGCGCTTTTCACGGTCAAGTTTGTCGACGGCGTCGCGGAGCTGGCGGTCAAGGTCACCACCCGGCGCAACGCCACCCTGCAGGGTAATGTTGTATTCGCTTTTGCTCTGGTCGATATAAGAGCGACCTGCAGGCGCAGTGACCGGCTGATACGCCTGATACCCACCATAACTCGCTGTCGCAGGGATATACCCGCCACCCGGTGAAGCCTTATCCGCGTTGGCTGCAGTCTGGTCGAGGTCGGTCGATTCTTTTTTGATAACGCCGAGTTTCTCCAGCAGCCAGTCAACCTTGCCGCTCAGGCTGTTAAACAGGTTGAGCGGCGTCATCAGCGCATCAGCCAGCGCCTGACCAAACGCCACGCCGACATTTTTGCAACTGTCGAGCGTGTCCTGCGTGGCTTTCACCGGTGCAAGCAGGTCTTTAAACCACTGGCAGACAACGCCCAGCTTTTCCGCAATGGCATCAAACACCGGCGCGAGCGGGGAAAACATCGCCCCCACCGGTGCAAAGGCGGCTTTCAGCCCCTCCACCACCCCCGAGAAAAATGCGCCAATCGGCTCCCAGTATTTACGGATGAGCAGCGCCCCGGCCACCACCGCCCCGGCAACCGCCAGCACCGGCAGGCTGATTGCGCCAATGGCCGTGACAATCGCGCCGCCGACCGTACTGAAAACCACCCCGAGCACGCCAGCCGCAGCAATGATGGCATTAATCCCCATCACCACCGGCCATGCGATAAGGCCAATCCCGCCCATCACACCAATCAGCGCCAGCGCACCCCCGACCACCACGCCGAGGGTGGTCGCCAGCCCCTTATTTTTCTGGATCCAGCCGTCGAGTCTGAGCACATACTGCGTGGCCGTCTGCGTCAGCTTACGCAGTGAGCCTTCCTGCTGGTCAAACAGGTCAGTCCCGACCGCCTCATAGGCTGACTGAAACTCTTTGAAGTCGCCGCCGAGGTTATCCTGCATAACCTTAACCAGTTCCTCGGTTTTACCGTCCGAGGCTTTAAACGCGGCGGTGAGCTTATCGAGCTTGCCGGTTGAGGCCGCCGTCATCAGCACGGCGGCCGCCGAGCTGGCTTCCTCCCCGAAAATGGTTTTCATGTATTCGGCGCGCTGACCCGTCCCGAGATTATTTTTCTCAAAACTGCGCTGCATTTCTTTCAGGATGGAAAATATCGGGCGCGTGTTACCTTTGCTGTCGGAGGTTTTCACCCCGAGCTCTTTGATGGCGTCATAGGCTTTGCCGGTCGGTGCCTGCAGGCGACTCATGACAGCACGGCTTCCCGTTCCCGCCATCGAGCCGGTGATTCTGGAGTCATGCAGCGCCCCCACCATCGCGGCGGTTTCCTCGATACTTACCCCGGCATTTTTCGCCACCGGCGCGGCATAGGTCAGCGCATCACTCATCCCGTCAAAATCGGCGGCGGTTTTGTTCATCGTCATCGAGAGAACATCACCAATATGCGCGACCTTGTCGTTTGAAAGCTGAAACGCTGATTTCATCCCGGTCAGCAGCGCGGCGTTCTCTTCCATCGTGCGCTTGTTGGACAGCGCCATATTCAGCGTCACCGGCGTCGCCGCCTGAATGGCCGCCGCATCCCCGCCGCTTTTGGCGATAATTATCTGCGCCCCCGCCGCATCATCGGCAGAGGCCGCCGTATTGTCCCCGAGCTGGCGCGCCTGTTTGCGCAGCGCCTGCATTTCAGGTGACTGTTTGTCGACACCGAGCACCGCCTGCAGCTCTGAGTTCTTCTGCGCAAACTCATAGCCGGGCGTCAGCAGCTTAACCCCGGCCATCGTTCCCGCCGTCGCAATACCGACACCGGCAGCGCCCGCCGCCGCCGCGTTACCGGCCAGTGATTTTCCTGCCTGATACCGTTCTTTCACCCGGCTTAACTTCGCCTGCTGTGCACTGACTTTTGCCAGCGCCTCTCGCTGACGGTTAAGCTGCGCGGTGGTTTCACTGATACGGGATTTAAGCCCCCGCTCATCATTTGCCAGATTACGGGTGTTAATCCCCACCGCACCGAGCTCGCGCTGCTGGCGCTTTACCGACTCCGTGAGGCTGTTGTATTTCGTCTGCAGCCCTTCGGCGGCACGCTTCGCGGATTCAAGCACCTGCGCCTGCGCACGCGTCGGGCGCTCCGTGTTTTTAAACTGCGTGGCGAGTGCTTCGGCTTCCTGTTTCGCTTTATCAAGTGCGTGGCCGGTCACGGCAAGCTGTGCGCTGGCTTTTCGGAATCCGTCGATACGGGAAGCCTGCGCATTCAGCTCGCGCAGGCTTTTCTGTGAGGTGCGGATATCACCGGACAGGGATTTACTGGCGTTCTGAATGGCTTTGAGCGGGCGGCTTGCCCGGTCGACGGCATTCAGCAGCACCTCGATTCTGACGTTATTGCTCATGATGGTTTCCGCTTCGTTGCAGCGCCTTGTCGCGCCATGTCAGGAGCTCGGTCACGCTCAGGGAATGTAACTCTGATGGCGGCCAGTGGAAAATCACCGCAATATCCGCCATCAGGTCATCGACCGACAGGTTTTCCGGAAAGGTCAGCGCCCCGAAGCAGGCGACAAAAAACCGACCACCTTCCCGGCCAGCGAAATCAGATCAGACGCATCGAGACGTGTGACCTCGTGCTCAGTCAGTGCGGGATACGTCATGCGCGGCAGCACTTTAATCAGCGCATCAACGTCGGAATTCGCCAGCGAGGCCAGCGATACCCCGCGCAGGGTTCCGGCATTCGGCTTGGTCAGCGTGACCTGTTCAATTTTCTGCTCACCGCGCATCAACGGGGTATCAAAAATCACCACATTCGGATTGACGGTTTCAGTGTCAGCAACGGCAGTTTCATTGATATTTTTCATGGGTATTCTCATCAGGAAAAGTGACCGGCCAGCCTCACTGACCGGGTAAGGGATTACAGGCCAATCGCCCTGCGGTGTTCCGCCAGACGGTCGACGCCGTCGACTTTCAGCACCATATTAACGACGTCAATCTCGATGACTTCGCGGCCATCAATCGTGAGCTGGTAATAGGCGCACTCAGTCGACATTTTGGTCGTGCCGCTTTCGCCCTGCTTGTTCTCACCGCCGTCATACTCTTTGTGACGGCCACGCATCACCACCTCGACGGCAGAAATCGCGCCGGTGTCATCACGCTGGAAAGAGCCGGTAAAGCGCAGCGGCACAGTGTCAGCCCCCGGTGAGGCATACTGCGCCCACAGCTCAACGTCGGGCAGACCGCCGAGCGTCCACTCCAGCGACAGCGCGTCGTCATCGAGGCCGAGGTCAATCGACACCGCGCCCGGCATCCCACCGCCGCGATATTTCTCCAGCTTGCGGGTCAGCTTTGGCAGGGTGACGGACTCAACGACGCCCATGTAGCTGAGGCCATCGTTGAACATATTCAGATATTTAAGTTTGCGGGGTAACGCCATGCTCTTGGCTCCTTAGCTGTTGACCGAGTCCGACAGGTTCGCCAGATAGGTGTCGGTGATGCGCTGGCGCAGGGTCAGGTTTTCCAGCGGCGGGACGGGGGTGTAGTCGTAATCGATATACAGCTTCCCGACTTTCAGGGTCGCGGTCTCGTTCGACTCCGGGTCATACCAGCAGGAGCCGTCAACGATATATCCGTTGTTTTTCAGCTCGCGGAATTTGGCATTGATGCCCGACACGATGTCACGAATGAGGGTCGGGGTAATGGGTTTATCCATCGCCCACGCGTGCGCCTCCGCCATCGTGTCGGCCAGTACCTGCGCGGTGCGGGTGTAGTTCTCATACAGGAAAAGCGGGTCATCCGAGCAGGTGCGGTTTCCCCAAAACTTGAAACCGTCATTGCGGATAAGCGTCGTAACACCGGCTTTGTTAAGCAGGTTGGCGTCGGTCGCGGGTTCCTGCAAATCCCACGACACAGAGGCGCTGACGCCGGTGACGCCATTCACGCCGACGTTTGACAGGGTTTTATGCCAGCCGACGGTCTGGTCAATTTTGGCGCGCAGACCGAGCGCGCGCGCCGTTGCCCAGGCTGTCGCAGTCTCATTCGCCGTGGTGTCCCATGCCAGAAAATCAGGGAAGATAACCATCAGCTCACGCTGGCTGAAATTCTCGCGGTAGTTAATGGCATCAGAAATGGTTTTGCAGCCCCACGCACTGACATAGCCAAAGGCGCGCAGGCTCTGACAGGTGGACGCGAGCGCCGTCGCCACTTCCTGCGGGTCAAGACCCGGCACACCGAGAATGCGCGGCTTCACGCCGGTGACGGTCTGCGCCGTCAGCAGCGCCTTCAGGCCGGTGTATTTGCCGTTTTCGTCGGTCGTGCCGATGATGTTGGAAATCGTTTGTTTCTTCCCGGCCTCCGGGTCGTCCGGGACTTCTGCGCCTTCGGCCACGCGCACGGCCACAATGACCGGTTTGCACTGGTCAGCTATGGCCTGCAGGGACGTCGACAGCGTTCCCTTTTTGCCCGCCTTGCCGATAGCGCTTTGCACGTTGGTAATGAGCACCGGCTCATTGAGGGGAAATGTCTTTTCGTCAGCATCGCTGGCCGTGCAGACCATGCCGATGATGGCCGTTGAGACGGTGGTAATGGTGCGCACGCCATCGTTAATTTCGATGACCTCTACGCCATGATGAAAATCACTCATCCGTTTAACTCCGTGGTTAAGGGTGAGTGTATTTTCTGTTGTGTGGTGATGGCGGGCTATTTGTCAGGGTTGGATAAGGTCTGGCACAACCGGAGGCAGGAAAGCGCGGGCAACCGCCCGCCTGAATTACACTGGTTATGCGGGCAGTTCCGGCCATGTGATATCGGGGGCATCTTCGGGTTTGACTCTGTTGAGCATGACGCGATATTTTTTCCATGCGAGTAAACGCGCGGCTTCGTCTTCCGTTGCCATATCCAGATCAACGGCATCCTGCAGGGGGGCAATAGCCGATGTTGCAATCATCAGCAGGTTTGATTTTTCCTGCGCCGCCTGCCCCTGACGAAATGTTTTTTCCGCTTCGGCATCGTGGATCCACTTAGCGCCATCCCATTTTACATACTCCCCGTCAGGAGCAACCGACACAACGTTATCAGGCAGAGCGCCAAGTTTTTCAATAACAGCGGGCTTACCGGTGCTGATGTCATAGACGGTTGTCCCGCGGTAGTCCTCCACCCGCGACCATTTATTAGCCTGAGCATCGAAAACAGCCACAAAACCTGCCGTCACTTTTGGGGGCGCGATATCGGTACTGTAAGCAGGCAAGCCCGTATTAGCAGGGATAAACCCATCAGATTTCCCAATAAATTCATTTGTATCTGAACGAAGGTTATAAAGAATAATTGTCCGGTTTTCTCCGGTCATTTCAAAAGCCATTATGCAAGCCTCACAATGTAGTTAAACGCAATATTTTTAACGGTGTTTTCTGTATTCCCGGTTGCATGAACGGTCGCTGTATGTCCGTGATACCCCATAACCACATAATGGTTATGCTCACCGATACCAACCCAGTGATCATGGGGACCAATCCACGTAACATGTGCATGATTACCACTCCCCTCAATGCGATCCCCGGCTGACCACGAAATATTCGACGAGTGCATCCCCAGCCCTGAGCCAGGAGTATCCCGGTATGCAGACGTAGCACAATAACGAAAGTTATGTACGTGCCATCCCCCCTCAGTGGAGGACTTATTGCCGTAGTCAAAACTGGTTGTTGGTTTTGAACCATAATCAAAAGAGCTGGTATATTTCGTTCCCAAATCGGTATCGGAAATACTGGCTGTGTGAGCGTGCGATTTAATACCGTCCTGTTCATACGAGAGTACCGCTCGTCCGTCCGGCTTGCCCTTTATCGTCTGACCACGCATATCCGGGATAACACCAGAGGGATACGCTACAGCAAGCAATGGATATGCAAATTTATCAAATGACTGTCCCTGCATTAAGGCGTAAGCGGGCGGGGCGATGTCAGATGGCCACGGAATCGGCGCCCCGACAGGAAAAGCATCATCGGGTGTCCACGTCGTCCATGGCTGCGTGGAATATTTGCTCCGCGAATAACTTCGCGAACCGCTGTACACGCGATAAACCTGGGTTATCCCTGCGCTTCTTAAAACCATCAGGGAACCGGCGTTATTTTCCGGGTAATGCAGTGCAGCACTGATATTGGCATTTGCGGGCTGAAAATACAGCCCTGGCGTCTGGTAATTATCCAGATTCTGGTCAGCGCCAAGCTCAATGCACTGACCGTCAAAAATATCATGTGACGTGACACTGATATCTCCGGCCAGCGAATGTCCGTTAACTTTTCGCTCAGACGGGACGCGACCATTCGCATTATCATTCACCGTCTTAACCGCTTTCGATGTCGCGGCGAGGGTTTCAGACGTGCTGTCGGTCGCGCTGCTGAGTCTCACCAGACCTTTCTGCGCCGTGCTCGCGTCCTGAGCCGTATATTTACCACTGGCAAGGTCATACGCCACCTTAACCGCTTTCGGCGTCGCGGCGAGCGTCTCAGACGTGCTGTCGGTCGCGCTGCTGAGCTGCACAAAACCTTTTTCTTTCAGCGTGGCGTCAGGATGCCTGCGGGACTGCTCATGCTCGGCCAGTTTGTCGTCGACATAATCCTGCGTCGCCATCACTGTTGTCGCGTCAATGGACAGCTCCACCGAGGCGATACTGCTGACAATAATCACCATGCGACAGGTCTGCGCACGCCCCGAGCCCTCCGCCAGCTCCGGCTTGTAGCTCTCCGCCATATTGGCAACGGCAATCAGCGTGCCTGCGTCATCATACAGACCCAGCTCACGCATCCAGAAGCCGCCCACCTCAGGAGGAATGACCAGCTCAGCCACGATATAGTTTTTATTTTTGTTGTCCTGGCTGATTTTATTCAGCGCATGACGCCAGACTTCATTGATGAGCTTTACCTGCCCGACGTTCGGCTCTGGCAGTACGCCGCCGCCATCCCCGACGGCCATCGCGGTAAGGTTCACCTTTTTACCGCCCGGCATCGTGGCCGCCGCCAGTTTTGCAGCACCGGCAGTGGTAATAATTGTTTTAAATTTCGTGCTCATTATTCCTCACTCATCCGGGATAAACCGTAATAATGTCGCCGTCATACACCACACCACCGACATACATATGACCGGGAATGTCCTGAATAATATTCAGACCAATCAGGTGACGGCTGGCAGGCTTCGCATCCGCAATCAGGCGTTCCATTTCAAAATACATTTCCTCAGAAATACCGCTTTCCAGCACACCAATATCAAGCCGAAATGTGCCGGGCGGGTCGCTGGTCTCCCACCACTCCGTGACGTTGATGACATAGCCGAGCGGCTCCACCACCCGACGAACAGCGCCGATAGTGCCTTTGTGGCAGTGAATGAAGTACGCATCACGGATGACAGCGCGCTTCGTTTCCTCCGGCCAGTTCTCATCCCAGCGGTCGACAGAAAACGCCCACGCCAGCCACGGCAGCAAATTAGCCGGGCAGGTGTCGGGACTCCACAGACGACGCAGCGGGACGGGGGTGTTTTCGATATCCGCGCAGGCACGCGCCGCCGCCACTTCAAGCGGTGACGAGCCCACCGGCAGCAGACGGGTATCACTCATCCGAGCCCCCGATTACGATGCTGTAATCAGTGCAAAATGACGCCTGCGCACTGCTGAGCACGAGGTCAGCCACCGGCGCGGCCAGCTCCACACGCTGGACACCTTCGACATGCAGCGCGGCATAAATGGCAGACAGGCGAATGTCACGCCCGAGGCGGTGCTGCGCACTGATATAGCCCTCCAGCTTTTTCACGGCAGCGGCGCGAATGGGTTCACTCTCGGGACCGGGATAGAGATAAAGCGAGGCGGTTATCTGGTAGTCAACAATGTCGGCTGACTGCACCGTCACACGGTCTGCGACCGGCCTGACATCTTCGGCGTTAAGCGCGTTACGGACAACAGTGAGCAACTCATCAGAGGCGACGCCGTTGTTTTCACGCGATAGCACAGAAATCGTCACGCAGGCGGGCGACGGGCTGGTCACTGAGATATCCGCGACCCGTCCGTCAGCGCTGCGACCATGGAACTGATAAGCGCCGACAGACCCGGCCACGCTCATTCCTTCAAATGCCTGCTGAACGCGCAGACGGTAATCGGTGTCCGATTCCATAACGGCAGGTGTGGGCGGCAGCGTGGTCTCATCGGCAGGCGTGATAACAAGACGCCCGACGCTGAAATTTGCGCCGATATTATCGAGGTCATTACCGGCGGCATACGCCAGCATGACCGCGCGCGCCGATTCATTCACGCGCTGACGCCAGATAACCTCCCGGTAAGCGTTCTCCTGCAGTAACTTAACAATCGGCTCAGATTCAAGCGTCAGCGTGCGCGCAACCGCCTCCTGCTGTTCCTCCGGGTACAGTGAGACAAGCGTCGCTTTTCGTTCTGCCAGAATGGTTTCATAGTCCAGCTCATCCACCACATCAGGCGCAGCGAGCAGGCTCAGGTCAACAATAGCCATAGTGTTTAACTCAGTGGAATGGTGATAGAAAAAGGCTGGCCAGACGCCGACCGCGTGCCGGTGATATCGACATACATCGCACCGTCATTCTCCCCGCGTTCAAAGGTGATGGTCGTCAGGCTGACGCGCGGCTCCCACTTCTGGATCGCGGAATAGCACGCGGCCATAATCTGCAGGCGCAGTGCCGGGGTCTGCGGCTGGTCAACAAGCGCCGACAGCAGCGAGCCGTATTCACGGCGCATGACGCGCGAGCCCACAGGCGTGACCAGAATGTCGCGCACGCTCTGCCTGATATGCTCAACCTCAGAAATACTGAGCCCGGTATGACTGTTCATGCCCAGATAGCTCGTTGTCATTTTGTCCCCTGCGTCCAGTTATCCCCGCCTTTAACACCGCCGTGGCCGTGGTCATCCACCTGCACACCGTTTGATTTAAACGTGCCGCCGCCGTGCTCGATGTTGCCGCTCATCTTCCCGCCCTTTTGCACCTCAAGCGTGGCCGTGGTCAGTTTGTTGGTGCAGACCACCTCGGGGGTATCGAGTGTGATACGGGTGGACGCCTTGACCAGTACCAGCGGCACAGTTGCGGTAATGGCGTCTGACGCGGTGACGTCAGCGGTTTTAATACCACTCACCGTGAGTGACCCGCTTTCAGGCTCATACTCGATAACCGCCCCGTCAGGAAAGGAAATGTGAAGGGCATCAGGCGAGGCCGACGGCGCGGGATGGTCATCAGAGAAAATGCCGGGCAGCACAAAAGCGGTGTCGAGCTCGCCGCCAATGGCAAGAATCAGCACCTGCTCGCCAACCGAAGGAGCCCACCAGGCACGCGAGCGACCGGCGCGGCAGGTCAGCCAGTTTAGCCAGGTGGTTTGCATCCCGCCGGTCTGGACACGGCAGAGCCCCTCATCGGGATTGACTGCAGTCACAATGCCGGTGCGGATAAGATTACGGATAGCGCGGGCGATATCCTGAATGGAATTTAAAGTATTCATGGGGAAAGGATGCCGCCGGGGAAGGCCAGCGGCAATCGGGCGGGGTTTTGTGGCGTGTGAAACAACAATCAGAGGCTCAGATTTACTATTTCAAAACCATCTATTTATTATTAAAATTACAAAACCATTAAGTACAAGTAGATATATTTTGGGCAGCAGCAATTAACTTATCTTGATAATGTTCTAGAATATTTTTCCCTGACTCTACTGGGTGGTTATGCATCAGAAAATCGCTAATATTTAAGCTAGAATTCTGCTTATTAAGCACTCTCCGCTGTACAGCAAAGAAAGTTCTCTCTGTAGTTGAAGAACTATGAGCCGCCCTATTTCTGATGTTTTTTAAATCAGATAACTCAATCGATATAGAATCTAATGCCGCTTGATACGGCGTTCCATTTTCCATATACAGACAAGCCAGCCTTTTTACAATTTCATGATTCGCCCAATCTACATATTTTTGGGTGCCTATTAGCATTTTCCCTGCGTGTTCTGCATCTGGCGGTGATACATAAATTATAGGTAGAGGCACCGTTAATGATGTATCTGAATTGAGATAACATAAAAAACTTTTCTCTAAAAACTCCTCCCAGTAAATAAACATTTTCAGAAAAGAGGATTCAATAATAAAACGTTTAACGTCAGAATCACTTGCATTGTCGAAGTTCGAGTTTGCTAATGTAATGGTACGATTAACAAACGCAAAACCATTGTTCAAATCAGTATAGCAATCATTCAGATCCATTGTGTTACCTGCAGATCACATCGGCTAAGTACTGACTTCTTCTGATTCTAACGGCTTTATCAGTTGTCGCTCGCCTACAATCATTAATAAATTGAGTATCTTCATCGCTAGTTACTTCAGTGGCATCATCAAATAACGAGTCCACATGAGAAAGATTATTTTCCATCCTTTTTATCTTGGACAAATCAATCTGAGGAGGTGGAGCTATATCTTTCAACCCATACACCAAATGATAAACAGTTAGGAATAAAGAATAGAACACATGAATTCGTTTAAAATTACTATTTTTCAGATTCCCAGAAAAAATCTCACCAATAATATCTACCACATTGAAAAATTGATTTTTTAAATCTTGAAACTGCGATTCATCAATGTCATCTTTTTCATATTTTTCATAATATTTAGATACGGACTTCTTAGTCTGAATACCATCCAACATCCCTATATAAAGTTCAGAACAAAGTGCTACATCTTCCATTCTTAAAATCTTAGGGTTAGATATTATTTTATTGTCAACCCAAAAATCATGTAATTCATGAGCTGTTTCTTCTATCAACAATTTAAACAAACTAAAATGTCTAGCGTGAATTTTTTCCTGTTCATTTAACGGAACAGCATATGAATTCAATCGTGCAAATATATCCAAAACATCACCATCAGACATATTTGTCAATAAATCCACAGATATTTCATAGTTTAATAATTCATTTTGAATCTCAGGATCTACAGAGGATAACTCAGAAAAATAAAGCCCACCAAATTTTTTATTGTGAGTTTTGCTAATAACAAACCCATCATTCATATAGGATATGATAGCTCTAAGTCGTTGTTGCCCATCAACTACTTCACGAGTAGTTTTTCTGCTCATAGCATTAAGTATTTGCCTTATAAAAACTTTAGGTATAGGTTTCCCCCTAATTATAGTATCAATTAAGTATGATTTTGCTTTCTCACTCCAAACCTCTTTTCGCTGAAATTTAGGTGATAAAACCAACTGATCACTTTCATTCCATTCAATAAAATCATTAATACTATAAGCTCTAGAGTCAAAATTCTTCATATGACCATTTCCTTTTCATCCACTATACACAGTTTTGAGATGGTTTATTCGAACCATTGCATAACCTAGTGACGGTTAGAATGTCCTGAAATGAACATCTTACTACATCCCTCATTTTTTAAAAGGTGATCTAAGCCGTTCACTAAGGATGGTAGTGAACAATCAAGTTTCCTGCCCTCCCTCCTTGATAGATAGGGCTTTATAGTTAGCTTTCGTACATTGCTATAAATCAAATTTAATGGTGGATTATCGGTGAAAGGATCTAGTTTTGCGACTGAGGTGATCAGTAATCAACATATCAAAAAGCCGCATATCAGCCTTGCTGAATCCAAGCAACTGGCGTTCCGGATATTGCATGTCCTGAGCATGAGTGTTAGGCCGGTCTTTGAGCCCGAACTGATGAATCTGCGCAATACGCTGCACTTTGCCGGTAAACTCCACCACAGCAGCATCATGGCGGCTACGGGCTTTCATGTAGCGACTTGCTCTCAGCTTCTGAAACATCGCCCGTTTAATGCGTCCTTTTTTCGCCCTGAGCGGCTGTCGTTTTCGTGCCTGATACGGCGTGCCATCAGGCGCTTTCTGCTGTTTGATTCGTTGCTGTTGGGATCTACGTAGTTGCTTCGCAATCTCAGCAGCAAGCTTACGCTGTCCCGCCGGTGACAGTACACCAATCAGCCCGGCCAGCTTATCGTCAAAAGGTTTAAAGTCATTCATCCCACTTGCTCACCAGCTCGCCATTGATATAGAGCTCAGTCGGACGGGTGACAGGCTCTGGCAGGGGGGGCTCCGGGGCATAGCTGACGTGTAACGCGCCGTTTTCCTCCCGGACAAGGGTGCGCTCCGTCAGTTGCAGGCTGATACTGATATCAACATTGTCCCCGTCGTTTAAGTCCATCTGGAATCGATAACCCTTTTTGCGCCCGTCATCGAGCGTGCAGATATCCGGCTGGTTTTCTCGCAGCCACGCCGCCACCGGCACAAAAATCAGGTCGGGGTCGCCGATAAAGTCACACACGATCACATTCAGCGTGTATTTCTTTTCATGGGACAGCGAAGCCGCGAGACGCGCATCGATATTCCCCTCATCGGCAAAGATACGCATCATCTCGGGGTTATTCATGAGCTGTGGGACGGCGTCATTCAGCGCTTTGCGCAGGCTTTTCATTTTCTGCATCGATTTTATCCTGACAGTCTTTGATGGTTTCGACCTTAATCGCACAGGCGGTGAGCGCGTGCTCCAGCCTGCGAATATCGGCACTCAGATCACCGTTATTGACGGGGTCGCTTCCCGGCATCGGGCAGAGGCTCACCTTCGGGCAGGCGTTGTAAACAACGGGCGGCGGAGGCGCAGCCGGTTCGGATGTGCAACCGGCGCACAGGATCAGGCAGCTTATCGCTGTACCAGCGGCGTAACGTCTCGTTTTCATTCATCAGCCTCGTTATGGTTTCTTCCCGCTTTGCCGCCTGCTCACCGGCCACGGACAGCTCATCACCGAGCCTGACCTGCGCATCTTCATTCGCCCTGGCGATTCGCTGCGATACGGCAAGTTGATTTTTCAGCATGCCAATCGTCATCTTTTGCTCACTGGCGACGCGGTTCGCTTTCTCAAAAGACCGGGATAAGTTCGCGTTATCGTGGCGCAGCCACAGCACCACGGCGAGCAACCCTGCCAGCAGGATCATCAGCACTTTCATTACATCCCCTTTACGCAGTAAGCCCGCTCCCGTGCACGGCGGTTCTCCAGCCCTTTATTTTTTGTGCCGTTGACATACACCCAGCGGGTGAGCTGGTCGCACGCCTGCCACCACTGGTGACGCTTGATAAACGAGACCAGCGTCGACCGACAAGCCGCACCGGTTCCGACGTTAAACGCAAAACTGACCAGCGAGTCATAGACGCGCGGTGGCATATCCACCGGCACACAGACCGCGAGCTGTTGCTCGACGTTGAGCACATCGGCAACGAGATTCTCCGCCGCGCGCTGTTCGGTAATATCCCCTTTCGGGACCACCCCGGCAGTGTGGCCGATGCCCGACGTCCACACTCCCGCGCTGCACTGGTAAGGTGTCAGGCGACATCCTTCGAGGTCGGCAATCAGTGCCAGCCCCTCGGGCGAGGTGTTAAGCAGACGAAAGTCAGGCACCAGTGCCGCCAGCGCCAGCACGGCGGCCACACTGCATCGTTTAATGATTGAGCTCACGGGCAGCCTCCTTATCGAGTCCGAGTGAGGTCAGGTAGCGGTAGGTTTTGCGCTTAAACCAGTAATTCGTCAGCGCGGTAAAAATGGCGCAGGCACTCCCCACATAGAGCGCCAGCTTTTCAGGGGACATTGCCCCGAAATACGCCAGCCCCACGGCCAGCCAGTAAGCGATAAACGTCGTGATTTTTTCCACACTCAGTCCCATAAATTCACCGTTTCGGTTTTCGGGGCGCTGTCGGTTTCGGGCAGTTCGATTGCCGTGCCGTGCCGCAGAATAACGCCCAGCTCTGACAGACCCGGATTCGCCTGCAGCACCGTTTCAACGACGCCCTCAGTGCGCCCGTAATACCTGGCGCAAATCGCATCGAGGGTGTCACCCTGCATCGCCCGGACCTTCATCAGATTTGACCGACAATACAGCGCGGCTTGTCCTGAATACGCGCCACAGACCAGCGCATATCCCGCCACAGCTCATCGATAACCGCCTCGGTGCTTTCCGCTTTGCGGTCGCCTTTCGCCGTCGCATCGATGCCGCGATAACGCTCAAACAGCGTGGCACTGGTCATGGCGCAGACGGCGCGGAAATAATGGAAACAGCGCACGCTTTCGCCATCGATATCATCGGCTGGCACATCGGCCAGCGTGTCATGCCCTGCGGCCATTTGCTCAACCCGCCACAGGGCAAGCTCCGCATTGGTTTCAGCCATACCGGCTTTAATCGCATCATTCAGGCGCAGCGCGGAAACGGTCTGCTCCAGACGCATCAGCTCGCGCACACGCTTCGGATCCACATCAGGAAAAAAGAAGGTGTTTTTTATTACCGGCTCGCTCACGCCCGGTGGTGGTATCACCACGCCCGGCACATCCTGCGGCTCTTTTTTTGGCTCAATAATCACTGTCGTCATGACAACCTCGGGTAATGGGTGGGCGGTGGACGCCGGTCGCAGTCAGGGCAATCAATACCCGCATTGACCGGCGTGCCGCCCGGCTCGGGGAGCGTTCTGTTAACCGGCGACTTTCCTCGGGCGTCCCCGCCCTCGTTTCACCGGTGAATCTTGTTTTTTCGCGGGTGCCTTTTTCGCCGCTTTCGGCGCCAGTTTTTTGACGGCGACCGGTTTCGGGTTCAGCTCGCGAGTGAGGGTTTCAATGTCTTTTCTTACCCCGGAGTGGGTGTCGAGCTGTAAGGCGCGTTGCAGGTGCGCCAGCGCATCAGGAAGCTGACCGGCATCACGCAGGGTCAGACCAGTGACCTTATGCAGCCGGGCGCGCACTTCGTCAGGCATATCGGCGGCATCGGTCAGCCCGATGACCCCGAGCAGTTGCGCAGCGTCGACCGGCTCACCGGCGATACGGGCGCGGAGAGCCGCGAGCGCGACTTCTTCGGCCAGCATGTAAGGTGCGGGGCGGGAATGGTTTTCCGGCATCGACAGGCCAAAACGCAGGGCATAGCGCGCAATCTCGACAGCGCCAGTGATATCCCCCGCATCCAGACGCCAGAGCATCACCGTCATCAGAATGTCATCCTGTGCGCCGGTGCCGCTTTCCAGTACGCCAGCGACCCACGGCAGGTACAGCGGGAGTAATTCGCGTTTTTTATCTGCTTTACGTTCTTTAGAACGAATGGCTGATAGCGTCCGACGGTCTGCGGCCAGCTTGACGAGCATTTGCTCGTAAGGTGAGGCGTGACGCAGCGGGGCGTTATCCCGCTGCGATGCCCTGACAGCCGAGACCCGCATCGCATGACGCTGTGCGGGGGTTGCCATCGGTTATGCCTCCTTGCCGTCAGTGGTGCCGGTTTCAGCCGGTGCGCCGCCTGTCAGAGACTGCATCGCTTTGACCATTGCCGCCGCGAAGACTTCCGCGCTCACAGGTTCAGTGGTGGCGGGTTCTTCCGGCTCGAGGATCTCGATATTTTCAATCAGGCAACCGGCCTCGTAGTCCTCGATAACGAAATCGACTTTGACCTGTTCGTAGTTTTCCACCTGGTCGAGTTTCGGATTTTCGACGATGTGGCGGCGGTGGCCGTCCTCGTACAGATAAATCGAAATGTTATCCAGCGTGGTAATGAAGACGCTGTTTGCCGGGAAGAACGGCGCGCGCACCGCCTGAAGCTGGCCGATGGTTTTCTGGCTGATAATCAGCTCACCGGCGAGCTGTTCGCTGTTCGCCTGGAATTTGTTAATCATCGGGAAGTATTTGTCGGTCAGGATACGGCGACCACAGATGACCACCATTTCCGGGTTCTCGCGGTGAATTTCCGCGACCAGCGACTCGAAAGCATCCATGACCAGCGCGTCGAGGTTGGCGTAATGCCCCCCTTTACCCACTTTGATGGTATTCGAAATCACGGTGCCGTCATCGTCGGTGATGCTGGACATGACGCGCTCGGGCGCATCGTTGCGGTATTTCTGCAGCCAGCCGACAGCCACATCCTGAAGTAACGGGTTTTTGCTACGGTCAGACGTCGCCGCCCGGCTCACGCCGTTAAAGCCGATAGTGATGTAATCCAGCGCCTGACGCTTGATGATGGCGTTACGGATTCGGATCTGGAAATCCTGAAAACGCGCCCACAGGTCGAGTTTGTTGTACTTCAGGTGATAGTCGAAGTTCACCGGATGGCAGAAATATCGGTATGCATCCATTTTCGCGAAATCAGCGGTTTTACGCTCGACGCCGCCGTCGGTGTCAGCGGTGCTGGCAATGGAGCCGGTCACATCGATGCCGACTTTCTCTTCGGTCAGCTCGCCAACGGTTACCATGTTGATGAGCTTCAGGAAGCTGGACGACTGCTGGATTTTGTCAAACAGGGTCTGCGTCACCGACGGCTCGACGGTGAATTTTTTGTTGAGGTCGCTGACCTCGATGCCGTTCAGTTCAGCGATACGGCTCAGGTACTGATTAAATTTAAAACGGGTGTCTTTACGCATGGCGTTTCTTTTCCTTCGGGGTTATCAGGGGTTAGCAGTCGGTCAGCGTGGAGACCGCCGAATCACCGTCACCGCCGGTACTTAACTTGCGGCGCGCCTGTGATTTGCTTTCGGTGTTTTCCAGCGTGGTGGTCAGGGTGCTGAATTGCTGCGAGGTGGCGTCGGCCTGTTCGGCCAGCGTTTTTTTGACGTCGGCGAGTTCGGCTTCAATTGCGCTGAAACGCACCTCGGCATTTTCGCCGCCGGTCTGCACCCGCTCGGCGATGGCGGTCACGGCTTCATGAACATCACCGAAACGCGCATCGTCGTCAGTCTGTTTACGGCTGAAGATGCCTTTCACGGTGTCGCTGAGTTTGGTCAGCAGGTTGTCGGGCAGGTCTTCGAATTCCAGCTCGGCAGGGGTTGCAACTGAGAACAGGTCGCCCGGCTGGTCTTTCTTCCCGGCCAGTGGGTTTTGTTGTGCGCGGGAGCAGAATTGCAGGTATTCAGTACCGAGGCTCGCCGGGTCGTCGGTTACCGCCAGCCCGATGAGGTGACATTTGCCGGTGTTGGCAAAGTTCGGGCGAATTTCCATCGAGGTGTAAACCTTCTGGCCTTTCGCCAGCATTGCGAGCAGGTTGTCGAGCGGAGCAATTTTGCCGAATAGCGCCAGCTTACCGTTGAGCGCCGAATCGTCGTCGATCACTTCTGCTTTCACTTCCGTGACGTCGCCATAACGGCAAAACTGGCCGTCGGGAATAACGCTGCGGATATGCTCGAGGTTAATGCGACAGCCGTAGACACGCGGGTCAAAGCCGTTGGCCATATCCTGAATATCGGTCGCACTGATGACGCGACCGTCGCAGGTGTCCCCCTCGACGCCAATGCGAAACCATTTCGAAATTTTTTTAGCCATGAGTCAGGTGTCCTGAGTTGGGTTATCGGGTCGGATGTAGTTTCCCGACTCCCTCCCTCGCCAGCCACCGGTTACAGAAGTGCAACCCCTGACACAACAGGGGGTTAGCGATTCATCCCCCCTGAATCTTTAGCCTTGCCGTGTACTCATCACAGTGAGGTTTTATGACCACTACCAATGACACATCACTACTCAGCGACCCGCGACGACAGGCCGCGCTTTTGTTCTGGCAGGGCTATTCCGTGCCACAAATCGCGGAGCAGTTACAGGTCAAGCGCCCCACGGTGCAGAGCTGGAAACAGCGCGATAAATGGGAAGAGACCGCCCCGTTAAACCGGGTCGGGTTCACGCTCGAGGCGCGGCTGATTCAGCTCTATGCAAAGCCTGACCTGACGGCTCACGACTTTAAGGTCGCGGATTTTCTGGCGCGCCAGATGGAGCGCCTCGCGCGGGTGAACCGCTACGGCCAGACCGGCAACGAAGCGGATTTAAACCCGAACGTGGCCAACCGCAACAAAGGGGAAAAGAAGAAACCGAAAAAGAACTTTTTCAGCGAAGAGGCTATCGGGAAACTCGAAGAGATTTTCCTCGAGCAGTCTTTCGACTATCAGCTCGAGTGGTGGCGCGCGGGGCTGGCGCACCGCATCAGGCACATCCTGAAATCACGACAGATTGGCGCGACGTTCTATTTTGCACGTGAGGCACTGTTACAGGCACTGAAGACCGGCCACAACCAGATATTTTTATCAGCCAGTAAGACACAGGCTTATGTATTCCGTAAATACATTATCGCCTTTGCCCGACAGGCTGGCGTCGAGCTCACCGGTGACCCGATTGTGCTCGGCAACAACGGCGCGGAGCTGATGTTTCTCGGTACTAATGCCAACACGGCACAGAGTCACAACGGCGACCTGTATGTCGACGAAATTTTCTGGATCCCTAACTTTCAGAAACTGAAGCGTGTCGCCGGGGGTATGTCGTCACAGGAGCATTTACGCACGACCTATTTTTCGACCCCCTCATCGCTGGCGCACGGCGCTTACCCGTTCTGGTCGGGTGAGCAGTTCAACAAGGGGCGCTCAGACAAGAGCGAGCGCGTCGATATCGATATCAGTCACGCCGCTCTCGCGAAGGGCGTCGCCTGTCCTGACGGCCAGTGGCGACAGATTGTCACCATCGAGGACGCACTCGCCAAAGGGTGCACCCTGTTCAACATCGATACGCTGAAGCGCGAGAACAGTGTCGATGAGTTCCGCAACCTGTTTATGTGCGAGTTCGTCGACGATAAAGCGTCGGTATTCCCGTTCGAAGAGCTGCAACGCTGCATGGTCGACAGCCTCGAAAAATGGGAGGACTACGCGCCATTTGCCGACCGGCCATTCGGTCACCGCCCGGTGTGGATTGGCTACGACCCGTCATTACGTGGCGACAGCGCCGGGTGCGTCGTTATTGCGCCGCCGGTCGTTGCAGGGGGCAAATTCCGTATCCTCGAGCGCCACCAGTGGAAAGGGATGGACTTCGCCCAGCAGGCCGAATCCATTCGCGAACTCACACAAAAATACACCGTGGAATATATCGGCATCGATGCGACCGGACTCGGTCAGGGCGTCTTCCAGCTCGTGCGCTCGTTCTACCCGGCCGCGCGTGAAATCCGCTACACGCCGGAAATGAAAACCGCAATGGTGCTCAAAGCCAAAGACACCATTCGCCGCGGTTGTCTCGAGTACGACGTCAGCGCGACCGATATCACGCAGTCGTTTATGTCTATCCGCAAAACCATGACCAGCAGCGGGCGCAGCTCGACCTATGAGGCCAGCCGCACCGAGGAAGCCAGTCACGCCGATCTCGCGTGGGCAACCATGCACGTATTAATCAATGAGCCGCTGACCGCCGCGACCGGTGAGCAGTCATCCAGCATCATGGAGTGGAACTAATGAGCAAAAAACGCAATAAGCGCCAGCAGCCGCCGCGCCCCCAAAACCACACCACCGCACCGGCGCAGAGCATGGAAGCATTCACCTTTGGTGAGCCAACGCCGGTACTCGACCGCCGCGATATTCTCGATTACGTCGAATGCATCGACAACGGCCAGTGGTACGAGCCGCCGGTGAGTTTCTCCGGGCTGGCGAAAAGTATGCGCGCCGCCGTGCACCACAGCTCACCGATTTACGTAAAGCGTAATATTCTGGTATCGACCTACATCCCGCACCCGCTGTTATCACGTCAGGACTTCACCCGGTTTGCGCTCGACTATCTGGTGTTTGGCAATGCGTTTATCGAAGAGCGTCGCAGCCTGACCGGTAAGCCGTTAAAACTGGAAACCTCACCGGCGAAATACACCCGCCGTGGCATCGAAGATGACGTTTACTGGTTCATTCAGAGCTACACACAGCCGCACCAGTTCGCGCCCGGCTCCGTCTTCCACCTGCTCGAGCCCGATATTAATCAGGAGCTTTACGGAATGCCGGAATACCTGAGCGCACTCAATTCAGCCTGGCTGAATGAATCGGCGACCCTGTTCCGTCGCAAGTATTACCAGAACGGCGCGCATGCGGGTTACATCATGTATGTGACCGACGCCGCGCAAAGCAGCACCGACGTCGAGGCGCTGCGAAAGGCGATGCGCGACTCAAAAGGACTCGGCAATTTTAAGAACCTTTTTTTCTACGCGCCGAACGGTAAAGCAGACGGAATTAAGATTGTGCCACTGAGCGAAGTCGCCACGAAGGATGATTTTTTTAATATCAAGAAAGTCAGCGCCGGTGACCTGCTCGATGCGCATCGCATTCCGTTCCAGTTGATGGGCGGTAAGCCGGAGAACGTCGGCTCAGTGGGTGACGTTGAGAAGGTGGCAAAGGTCTTTGTGCGTAACGAGCTGACCCCGCTACAGGCACGGTTTATGGAGTTGAACGAGTGGGCGGGTGAAGAGATTATCCGCTTCGAAAAATATAGCCTCGGCGACGACGAGTAACCCCACCCACAGCCGCCCGTCGTGGCGGCTTTACCCCCACCGCATAAAACGCCCTCAGTGCCACGACACGCCGTCGCCGCTTCGCTTCACCTCGTTACTCACCCGCAATCATAATAACGCCACAGGGGCGCGCTCAGGCGCTGGAAAAATAAAATAAATACCCGCCTCAGCGCGCAATGCTTTCCCCGCCACGCCTGCCCGCTTCATAGGGCAGTTTTAATGCATATGCATAAGTAGACTCAAGCACTGCTGCGATTGGCACGTACTAGCTAAAAAAAAACTCTAAACTGAATGCAAATTGATGCACCTGATGCATGCGTTCACTTTTTCTATTTACTGATACTTTTTTTAAGGGCCCGCAATGCTTTTTTGCACTTTTTTTGATTGACATATGTTTTATCAAAAAGTTGTATATGAAACATTATCACTCTATTCAGGCACACAATCATAGCTCGAGAACTTTCATCACATATCAAAAAAGACTCTCGATTAAGATTTGGAATGCTATCATTTTTAGATAAATCATCAAACGCTTCCGACCCATTCTGATATTTATATTGTTTTTTAATATAATTAACTTCTTCATGACCAATAAGCTGAACCCAAATCAATAGATTATCTGGTAACAACTCGCCATTTTGAATAAAGTAAATACCTTTACCTAACCATTCTCCATAGCAATAAATTTCTTCCGCTGTTAGAGGCAACCGAATAGAGGTTCCTTTGCCACTATGCTTAACACTTTCATATGCCTGAATAAATTTAGAATCTCTTCTTGCAAGTGCTTTATGAAAACTGTTAATTGCATCAAAACTTCCTTCTGGATGTTCACCAACCATACGGCAAATAACGCCCAAAATTTCATCAGCTCTACTCTTATCACTATTACATTTTTTGCATACATGGAAGTCACCTTCACCATTAGTTCGCCGAAATGAAACGGAAACCTGTGGTATCATATGCTCAACTGTTCTACTGTGGGGATCGTTCACAATTCTGTTCATGAGAATCCCGCAATATACACAGTGTGTACTTACCCTCATTTACCCCCCTATATATTTAAAATATACACGTATCATGGCGTTTACTGTTCATTTTGCTGATTATTTAGTTTAGGTGCTTCTGTTACATATGAATAAACCGTAAGAGGATATTTGTTCACCACAATATCATGCATTCCTTTAAGGATTTCCGCCTTCATATTCATTTCATTCACTATTCCTTCAGCCATATATTTTTCATCTTTTAGCTCCTGCAGTGAGAATTCATACCCAAGATATTTCGCCATTGCCGCTAGTAATTCACAGCGTCGGTCATTACATAGCTCAACCCAATTCTCTTGAGAATCAGCCCTAATACACAATTGTTCAAAATATTTTTTCCATGCGACTTCAACTGATGTGATCCCTTTAAAATCCACAGGTATTATGTTTAGTGCTTGGATGAAAAAAGGATCTAAAGGGTTAGCACGATATGCCATCATCTGACGAAAAGCCAATAACTGCCTATTCTCAGTTTCTTGTTTCTTACGGCGCTCCTCTCCTTTTTGACTTGTAATTTGCTCTCTAATAACTTGAATTTGCACAGCTAGAATTGGCGCAAGTAATGTTGCAACAACAACAATAAAATCATTACTCTCAATCAATCCAAAATATGTAAATATCCCAGCACAACCAAGTATGAGTAGAATAAAAAATGCAACTACTGATAAACCTGTGAAATTAATTTTTATTTCCATTATATGAGCTCACAAAAAATGATATATTTATTTCCCACCAACCATAACCAATAAATAATTTAAATTATATATTCACATACCGATATAACCCCACGGCACCAATCATGGGGTATCATATTTACATATTTTTATGACCTAACGCCAGCTCTCATCTTCCCAAACTTCCTGAAGAATAGCGTCCAGCGCTTCACGGTCTGAATCTTTATCGACCCCCATCAACTCAACACCAGCCACAGAACCTTTCCTGACGTTAACGCGAGTTGACGGAAAAACTGACTGTATTCGCCTAGTCAATTCGCTCTGAAAAGCATCAATTACCGGCTGGCCGACTATTTGGTCTTTATCTAATGTTATATTTACCCTCACCTTGCTCTCCCTCGCAAAGGTTTCATCAACTGGCGGCGCGGAAAAAAAAACAGAAAAATTATTGTTTTTCATTAAGTTGCCTCTTGCTATCTCCGCAATCAAATTCAATGCGATTTCACGGTCTCTTTCCTTACAAGTCCCTTCAGCCGTTAGACGCGCAATCATTTCGACTCGCTCAATCATAACGTGCTCACTTAATTCTCTATCCACACAACCCCCACAACGAGATACTGTATAAACATACAGTAGCACGTATTGATAAAAAATGTGAAGAAAAAAAGCAGTAAATACACTGTATGTACATGATATAGATGAATATTAACGGTTATATTTTCATTGCCATTTCAGCTAAAACCGCAACGCGATTGAGGATTTCTGTAGCTTTGGTCTGATGTTCCTTAGCTCTAGTTTGATGCGATGGAGCTGAGGAAAATATTTCGCCTTTGGCCGTTCCGCGTAACCATTTACCATCAAAACAACTTTTACCACCGGCCATCAGGTGCAGGGCTTCGCCCCGGCTGATAACGATGCCAGTTGTCAGATGTATCTCGTCGATAATTTTCGCTAAAACTGCATTTTGCTCATTCGTTCCGTGAATGAATTTTCGCCGTATTTGTGGTTTTTGCTTCCTGAGTCGGTTTGTCAGCTCTCGTCTTTCACGTCGACTCAAGGGTTTTGATAAATCGAGTTCCGGTGGATCGCTTTCGCTTCCCGTACAGTTATTGACAGAACTCCGAGAGGGCGCAGGAGCGCCCTTAACGTCAACGGCCAAATCAACGGCACGCTTCGGCACAATTTTCCACTGCGTTAGCCGGGTTAAAATCGGAGTGCCAGCACCGACAGCGGAATCGTACACGCCACGGATGCAGACGGTTTCCTCACCATACTGGTTAAACTCGGCGCGCGGTTCATACAGCGTGCGCACCTGCAAATCATCACGACGGACAAACGGACCACCCTGTGCATTGACATATCCAGCCCAATCACCGGCATCAGCGGCGTCATGAACGGCGGCAAACTCAATACTCAAGCCGTGCGCGGTCTCGGTATCAGCGAGACGACGCAACTCACGGTAGACCGTCACAGGCGCACCGCCGATAAACTGAAATTGTCGGATGTGCCAGCGCGCCGCCCATGCTGAAACAGCGGGGGCTGCCTCTTTTAGGAGCTCACCACTTTCGTCATCGGTTTCACCATCGAGAGCATAACCGTCGATATTTTTGGAAATGTATTTAGCGACATAGCCGGTAGCGCTGCCCTTTTCCGGGTCAATGGCCTCGGCATGAAAACGTGCCTTTTTGGCCTTATCACTTCTCAGTTCGTGACGGTCTTCCTCCCACGCATAATCGCGAATGATGAGGCGCACGCGCTCGACATCTTTGGGCAACATGAACATAAGCATGTGCCAGTGAGGCGTTCCGTCGTGATGAGGCTCGGCAACACGGATGCCGAAAATACGGATTTCTTCCCGGTGTAGCTTGGCGCGTATGCGTGCCCAAAGGCCGGTTAGATAGCTCTGCGTGTCCGACGGGCTGGCACCCTTCCATTTTCTATTACGGTAGCCTGCTTTGGTGGTAGCGTGATATTTAGACGGTGCGGTCAGGGTGTAAAATTCGCCGACATAGCCGAGGTCATTACAGATGTTTTCGAAACCGCGAATACGCGTCATGAGCTCGCAACGGCGGATCGCAGGATTGGCGACCGAGCCGTCATATTTTTCAATCAGGCTAATCCGGTTACCTTCTTCATCCTCAAGCTCAAGCCCCTTGAGAAACTCGCGAGTCCGACGCTTTTGCTCGCGCCAGTCTGTTACGCAGTTTTTGCTCGCATAGACATGTTTTTTCTTACTGACATTACCAACAGCAATTTGCAGATGTTCGCGCCACGCAGACGCAACACGACGCAGGCGGCCACGCCACCATGTTTCGGTAAACATGCGGATCACGGCGGGAGCTATGTCATTTTTATCGAAAAATTTCTTTGTCACTCGCTCCCAGTGAGGAGGGGTAACATTGAATTGTTGAGAGATAAAACCAGCGTGCATGTACCAGGTATAAAGCGTTTTGAGCTCACCAAATCCGGCGTCATCGATATTAGCCAGCTCCGAGCGGATGAAGTTAGCAATGTCACCGGCCAGCAGGTCAATATCGGCGCGCGACATATCCGGGAGGCGGTTAAATCTGGCGACCATATTGACCATGCGTGACGCCAGATATTGCATAAGCTGAGTATCAAAATGACCATCGAAAACAGCGGCTGATACATTGCTGCAGATGCCCGAGCACTCGTACTTTTTTGCGACCAGTTCAAGACGTGGCAATGCCTTTTTGCAGAAGCTGATTAAAAAGGCATTGGCTCGTTGACTGCCCTGATTTTGCTCCAGAACTGCAGCGGTGCGATAAACATCAAAGCGCACACATTCTGGCTGGAGAGAAAGCACCTTTCTCGCATGCAGCAAAGCCGCGAACATACGGTCGCGGCGATGCTGTTGGTCATAGGTAAGATACGGGCTTGCTATTGCCGACCGTGGAGCATTCCACGGAAAAGCGAATTGAACAGCCAATTTATACCCGCCGATAGTGTTTTAATTTAAGTTCGGCGATTTGCTGGCAGGTCACGCAAAAGGCCACGCCCGGAATCGCAATACGGCGAGCTTCCGGGATTGCTGCGTCACATTCCTCACAGAGAAAACGGGAAGGCGCAGCGACACGGCTGCGCGCGTTGTTGATGTGGCGCTCGCGGTCTTCCTGCTCGCGCAATTGTGCTAAATCCATTGCGTCGGCCATTAGTGGAGCTCCATAGCTTGATGGCGGTAAATTTCGCTTTCCTGAAACAACAGCTCCAGCACCTCGTTAATGTCGAGTTGGTTGGTTTTAATGTGGTTAGCCAGGTTAACCATGCGGCTAGCCATCACCTCCGCACGCGCGCGGCGCTCTTGCATCCGCACATCCGTCAACAACTGGTTAAGGCCAGACTTATCTACTGTGTTTTTAGTGGTACGAGTTGTGGTATTACACATAATTGAATCTCCTGAATTCGGGCAATAAGAAGCCCGGCGGGTTTACGCCATTAAATTTCGGTTTGGATTAATTCGGCATGGTTAGCCGTTTGGGAAATAAGCTCACTACTGCACGAAAATGATTCATCGCTGTAATAAGCGCCTTTTTCTCGTCAGTAGTCAGCTCACTTAATTCGAGCTCATGACGAGCCGCCGGTATTTTTGCCAGAAATAAAATAGCGGCCAGCGCCCGATTATTTTCTTCAAATTGTGGGTCACGTTTATCGCGCATATCATCGACAAAACGCTCAACCTCTTTCCAGCTATCGCCCCAATATCTCGCGCGCAATTCAGCCACATGATTGAGACCGGCCAGACGTTCACCCGCTTTTAGCGGAACAGTCGCGGAAACAGCTTCGATAGCCATGATTCCCCCTGCTTTTGAGTGGATAGGCCAGCCAGTAAATCAGCCTGTGAGCGGCTCGGGTGCCAGCGCTTGCCGTCCTTATCTGCGATCCAGCCGTGGCCGTAATGCATACCGTGGCTTTGCTTAACGAGCAAAGACGCGAATGACGGTTCACTTTTCTGCATACGCACCTCAAATCAGACCAAACGATGCGCCAATACCGCTCATGGTATCGACCACGCTCGACATAGCTGGATTAGTCTGCAGACGCGCATGCAGCGCCAGAGCCGACAATGACAACATGCGAATACCAGAGTTAACGCTTTCAATCATGTTGTGCTTACGGGCAGTGGTCAGACGCTCATCAGATACCGCACCGATCGCCAGTTCGCCGAGTTCACGCATTGCGCGCATGACATAAGACTGCAATTTGTCTTTAGCCAACTCATTAACCGGTACGCATGGCAGGCAATGAATCTGCGCCAGAAAACCATCAACGAGGGTTGAGTCTTCTGTCAGGTCAGTCAGTAGCCACAATTCAGGCGGCGTAAACTGGTGAGGTTGTTCCGGGTTGAGCTTGTTGCGTAGCGTCTGAACATTCATACCCGCACGCTCTGCCAGCTTCGTCATGTTGTGACGCTGCGCAAAAACCCGGCACGCTTCGTCGTAATGGGGATGTTTGGAAACCTGAAAATCAAACATGTTGCATCCTTACAATTCACATAAAGTGAATTAAGCGCCAATGACAAGTTGAAAACGGGAATGACCCAACGCCTTACGCAACTGCTCTTCTTTCCAGCGTGCGTAATAAATACGAATCGGGCCACCTGCTTTCTTGCAGCCTTTACGGATGGTACGGGGTTCGATTGGTACACAAGGATTGTCGCCGGTTGTCCAGCGATAAGCGGTGCGTTCAGAAACACCCTCAAGCTCTGCAAACTGTTGCAGAGAGACGATAGGTGCAGGCACTTTGATGATTGCGATTTCAGAAGCCATGTTGCATGATTCCCTGTTTGTTAAAGGTTGCAATTAATAGCCATCTGTTTGCCAACGCTCGCCATTAATTGCCTAGGTTTAGGCTTAAAATAACTCCCAAAATGGAGTTTGTAAATAGGTTAAAGCTACATGAGAATTGAAGGTCTTGGGTTAAACAACGAAGATGTTCTGAATAGGATTTGCGAGGCTTACGGATTTTCTCAGAAAATTCAACTAGCTAGACACTTTGAAATTGCATCAAGCTCTCTTGCTAACAGGTATAGCCGCGATTCTATTTCTTATGATTTTATTGTCCATTGCGCTCTTGAAACTGGTGCAAATCTGGCGTGGCTGCTCACTGGCAAAGGGTCGCCAACTACCGAAAATGCGAAAAAAGATACCCAAACCGTGGAGAAATTCACATTAAGTGAAGAATCTTTAGTTAGTGATGGTGATCTGAGTATTGCTGGTAAGTTCTTTAGCAAACCGCTTACAAATCCGATTGCCGTCTACACTGACGGAAAACTCCATTTCATCGAACGAGATGCCTCTCTTTCAGACGGTGAATGGCTTGTCGATATTGAGGGGGCTATTAGCATTCGAGAGTTGACGAAGTTGCCCGGCAGAAAACTCCATGTTGCAGGGGGCAAGATTCCTTTTGAATGTGAGATAGATGACATTAAAGCACTTGGCCGCGTGATAGGAATTTACAGCGATACCAACTACTAGTCGTAGTCACAAAGAGCTTAATGCTCCACTGAATAAGGATGTTGTGATGGAAATTATAATTCCACTATTGTTTTTAGGTCTTTCTCTTTTTTCGATTGTGGTTTACTTCAAATCACCTGAGAAATTGATTCTGCGGGGGGCTAAAGGAATTGCGGCATTTCTTTTTTCTCTTGCGGCGTTTGGGGCTTTTTTAAGTGGTGACTACGCAACCTCGTTTCCTATTGCTGCTATTGTTCTTTTTCTTTCGATTCGCCGCTTGAAACTCACGAAAACCCCGCATCTACCTCCGATCGTTGAAAAGGCAACGCCGGTGACCGTATCAAAAAAGCCTGCCAGCAAGCGTCAGTCATCTGATTGGTTTAAAAATATTTCTTTTGAATACACTGATTCAAATGGTTGTTTAACAAACAGAGAAGTCGATGTTAAGGAGATTAATGAACAATATATTACAGGTTACTGCCACACGCGCAGGCAGTTACGCACATTCCGCATAGACCGAATTGAGAATAGTGAGGTTGTAGTTCGCGACACTGGAGAATTAATCAATGTATATGACTGGATTGTCCAGTTATATGAAAAATGAGGTTAACTCATGACCGTCCGTAAAAACCCCGCAGGAGGCTGGATTTGTGAGCTCTACCCAAACGGGGCAAAAGGAAAGCGCATCAGAAGGAAATTCGCCACCAAAGGTGAGGCGCTGGCTTTTGAACAGTACACCGTACAGAACCCGTGGCAGGAAGAAAAAGAAGACAGACGAACTCTAAAAGAGCTGGTCGACGCATGGTATAGCGCTCATGGTATTACCTTGAAAGACGGTGAAAAACGACAATTAGCGATGCACCATGCTTTTGAGTGTATGGGTGAACCGCTCGCGCGCGATTTCGATGCGCAGATGTTTTCCCGCTACCGGGAAAAGCGGTTGAAGGGTGAGTATGCCCGTTCAAACAGAGTGAAAGAGGTATCGCCTCGCACGCTTAACCTTGAGCTGGCCTACTTTCGAGCGGTATTCAATGAGCTAAATCGCCTCGGAGAGTGGAAGTGTGAAAATCCGCTGAAAAATATGCGTCCATTTCGCACAGAAGAAATGGAAATGGCCTGGCTAAACCACGACCAGATTTCGCTACTGCTCGGAGAGTGCAAACGGCATGACCACCCTGATTTAGAAACCGTGGTCAGAATCTGTCTCGCCACTGGCGCCCGGTGGTCTGAAGCTGAGAGTCTGAAAAAAAACCAGCTCGCGAAATACAAAATCACATACACCAACACGAAAGGCAGAAAGAACCGCACCGTTCCAATCAGCAAAGAGCTCCACGGGTCTCTGCCTGATGATAAAAAAGGTCGGTTATTTAGCGATTGTTATGGCGCGTTCCGCTCTGCTCTGGAAAGAACAGGTATCGAACTACCAGCTGGGCAACTTACCCACGTTTTGCGCCACACCTTTGCCAGCCACTTTATGATGAATGGTGGTAATATTCTGGTTTTGCAGCGCGTGTTAGGCCATACCGACATAAAAATGACAATGCGGTATGCACACTTTGCTCCAGATCATTTAGAAGATGCAGTTAAATTTAATCCGTTAAGCAACATTCAATTATAAAGCCCATATTAAGGAGTACATATGGCAGCAACATCTTATACATGCCAATTATATGAGAGTGAAGGTATCGCGAAAATAATTTTATTTTCCGGATTGGAATTTGACTTGATAATACATCCATATGTATATGGAGAACCATTAGTAACCACACAGCCAGTTTATTTCCTTGAGCAATTGGGTTCAATAGCAAAATTAAGAGTTGAGCACCCTAAAAAAATCACAGAGCTCGAAACCGAATATCTGATAGATAATTATTTATTTGAATACAGTCTTTTATATAGCACATCTCGCCTTTGTTCAAAGATAAGCACACCAGCATTTTGGGCTCCGGATTTTAGCGACTTTTACCAATATCATGATCAGCGTAGAACAAGGGCATTGACTCTTGATCCATTAAATGACGAGTCAATCATTTCAATTCAAGACCTAGAAGGAAATGACTGGCCTTTTACAGACTACTGTATACCTAAAGAATTCCTTGATGAAGCCCTTACGGAATCAGCTACAAAAATTCTAAAACTACACGAGCAGAAGCTAATAACAATGATTGCCCCCTCTCCTGAAAGGGATGGGTATTATGGAAAACTGAGGTTGCTAGAAAGTGAAGGGACTTTAATCGATTTTTCCCAAACTGTTCAACTAGACGCCATAAGTGAATACAATATAAAAGATAAAGATACATATGAATTATCATCAGAAATTGATCCTAGCAATACACTTGAGCTTCCAATTGAAAGAGTAACTACAACAGAAAAATACTCCCCCACGCTGCTTTCATATTATTTTTCTGGCCTTAGAGAGCGAAATCCATTAATTAGTTTTACGGGTTTTTATAATGTTCTAGAGTATTATTTAGAAGAAGCCCCTGTAATTTTAGGAGTTCCTCCACTGAAAACAGAAAGAGAAAATCTTCAAAAAGTAGTTGAACTACTCACAGATCAAAATGAGCTTTATACCAAACTCAACTCTTTCAATAGCACATTAAGAGCAAAACTACAAAATGATATTATCTCATCCTCACAAGTCAAAATTAAAGGATTACGAATAATTAATCGATCATCATTGTTAAAGGATGTAAGTAATTGGCTGTACGGGATACGTTGTGCTGTAGTCCATTCTAAAAAAAGTAGAAAAGGGAGAGTAGAGGCTATCTTTGAACCGTACTCAAAAGAATCTGAGAATGTCACTCCAGCGCTGGAGGTCATTAAATGGCTTGCTCAAAAATGTATCGTTAAGGATAATCAACTCTCAAAACAAACCGTATAA